AATGCCGCCACCTGCTCTAGTTATTCTACCTCCGTTAGCTGCGTATCCAAGTGTTACATCTCTACCAACTTTTTGGTCGTTACCAAATCTGTAAGTAAATTCATTATCATCTACAGCATCTTCTGTGTTCGCTGTTCCAACACCTACACCGTAATTAAGAGGTAATAAATTTTGACCTTCACCACCACTTCCTCCATCTCGAGGTGGTCCATAATCAAAAAGAGTGTTTCCAAACATATCTTTAATAGGTTCTCCAGTAATAGGATCTCTTCGAACCGATTTAATACCAACTTTACTCATGTCTCCCGAAACAGATAATCCAGGTGAACCTCTGTCTTTTGCATATGTTGCAAAAGCACCATCATCAAACTTTGTTAAAGAGTCAAAATCTTCAAAAGAAAATTTAGCAGAATCTTTGTAAGAAGGAGCAAAATCTTGGTCTGTAGCCTCTAATACATCTTTTAAATTTTGTGGTAAAGTATTGTATTTTGCAGGATTAGTTATTCTTAAACTTGATAAAAATTCAAGTTCTCTTTTAGGGTTGTTTGGAACAATATTATATATTCCTTTTTGTCTATTTCTTAAATAATTTTTTCCATAATCAAATGCTGATTTAAATGGGTTTGGTTTAACATAATTAGATTTTTCTAATGCTCTTTTTTCAATATCTTTTTTAATTGCATCTTGTCTTTCTTTTGCATTTATTGCAGCTAACTGTTGTTGGGTTACTCCAGTTTTTCCAGTTGCTAAGTTTCTTACATTTTCATCTCTTGATCTACTAAAGTCTCCTTTGTTAAAATCAGATTGACTAACACCATAATAATCAGATTCAGGATATGCAGGTATCCCTTCTTTAGTCATAGTCTCTTGACCACCTAAAGCTTTTAGTTTTTCAACTTCGTTTGGTGTTATGTATGCCAACAGATGTGGTTGGCCTTTAATTTTTTTAGTGCTAGTTATCCCAGCCATGATTACATCCCTCTGTTATAGAGACCCATCAAACCACCGTTGGCTGCCATTGCAACTTTTTCTCTCATGTCAACATCAGCTATTCCGCCACCAGGCATTTGCTCCTTCATGTTAACATTTTCGCTCATCATCATTTCTGGAGCTTGAGATTGGATTCCTGATTGATCTTGTTGCAACTGTTGTAAAATTTGTTTCCAGATACCACTTTGAAAAAAAGCTTCAAAGCTAGCAAACTGAACTTTTTGTTGTGGTTCCATTTGTGACCATATTTCTGCCGCAATTTCTTTACCTTGTTGGTCTTCGCCACCACCCATTCTAATATCACCTCGATTGTATTTAATATCAGGTGCTCCAGCTTGTATTGATTCGTTCATTGAAATTTTTTCTTCCATAGTATCTCCTTTTACTTTGTTTTTGAAAACAAATCAAGAGGCGGCATGATAACTTTTACGTCTTGCGCCATCTCTTCTGTTTTGTACCCTTTAATTTCCCAGTCTTTTCTTGTTTTAAAAACCTCACCAGTTTTTTTGTGTCTATATGTTTCTTCTACTTTAGCGTTATATACTTTCATTATGTTGTTACCTCTTTCTTAATGTTTAGATAGCTAATAGCCACATCAAACGAGTCTGTTGTGCTTGATTGAACTGTAAAGGTTTTTCCACCTTCTACTATTAGCGGTTCGGTTAATAATTCTTTTGTTTGATTAGCTGTTAATGGTACAGATTTAATAGCTGTAATGCTGTTATTTAAAATAGTTACACTAGGTGTACCAGCTGATGTAACAAGTATAGATTTAATAACAATAGTTTCATTAACTGCAGGAATACCAGATCCTAATGGTGTCAGTGCACTACCACTTGTACTGTTATCTATACCTGCAAATTTATATTGGTTTACTACTGCCATTAATCTAAAAAGAAACTTCTAGCTTCTATCTCCTGTTTTAATTCTTCTTGAAATGTAGTGTTTAATTTTTCTAATACTGCGTCTAAATCTCTAACTAAAGATTGTGCTACATCTTCTTGGTATTCAGAGCTTGCTCTAGTTAATGATTGTACTATTTTTGCCATTATCTTCTTCCTCCAGCTTGTATGTCTAATCTAAATGTGCCTAGTTTCCAACTAGTATCGACAGCAGTGTTAGATATTGTAAGAGCTATAGCTCTTGCTCTTGCACGTGTATCTACTTTGCTTGTAGAAGTTGTTACTGTAAAAGGACCTAATGATGAACTTGCCGCTGTATTATTAGGATAGTTTCTTAAATCTAATTGAACAATAGCATTTCCTTGTTGAAATATAAAGTCCGGAATAATTCTACTAACTCTCATAATATTTTCACCATCACCTCTAAGATCAGCCATGTTAGTTGCAGCTCCTCTTATAACTTTTTGTGTAATATCATAATCTCCAGAAGTAATATTAGCAGGAATTGCTACAGCAGTAGATGCTGCTTCTTGTTGGTTAACTCCTGTTTCATGTTCAAAATAAATAGTAGTTCCATCTGTATTACCTTTTACATCAAAAGATGTATCAACACTTGGATTGTATTTAGTTCCGTGAGGTAAACCAAACACAGAAGAATCTTCCCATGTTGTTCTAGGAAATAAACTACTTGCATTTGTAAACCATATAGGTCGTTTAACCGTTGAATCTAAATAACTATATGTAACTGCTCGATTAACATTATTAGATGTAGATGTTGGATAAAACCAAGTAATTTCTCCAAACAAGTTATTAATACCACAATATACTAATTGATTAGATGTAGTGTTAAGATCATCATAAACATAGTCTTCAACTAAACAATCCATTGATTCTAGTTTACCAGTGAATCTAAAAAAACCATTTTCAGACATCCAATACGCAGCACCATCAACCTCAACCGCTGCATTCATACCTATCAATCCGCAGTTAGTACCTACTTGTTCATAAGCAAATGTAAATGGAGTTCCTACAAAACGCATGGTAAATAAAGATGTATCTGTCCAAATATATATTGCATTTCTACCAAGTTTAGCACCCATGATTCGTGATCCGGCGGCCAGTCTTTGTGTACCAGCACTATTTTCAGCTGTAGGTGTGTAAGTATTAATATCTTCTTGAGACGAGAATCTTATAAACATATCGTCTTGTGTAGTTTTATTTCCTATAGTTGTTTCTGTACCAAAGAAAACTAAGTGACGATCGGGAGTAGATACTAACATATCACGTGACGCTGTTGGTGCACCTGATATAATAGTTGCTCTTGTTGATGTTGCATTTGTTGCATCACCATCCCATTCAAAACATTCTCCGTTATGTATCAATGCTATTAATGTTGATCCTAAGTTGTCCAAAGACCATAGACCAGGATCTGTAACTTTATCGGTGTTAGCTGCAGCTGATCCCCATCCAGTCCAACTAGATGTGTTAGTAACTGTTGCACCATTTAAATGTGAAGATCGAGTTGATCCTCTAGCTGCTCTAGTAATTCCTGTTAATTTATTTCCTGTAATTCCTGTGTAAGATATTTCTTCTGCACCTACTTGAATATAATTAGTTCCTGAAGATGGAAAACCTGTAGTGCTGGCTAATGTAATTTCTGTAGCAGAACTATTATTACCATTAGTGTCATCTGCTAAAGCACCATTTAAAGTTGTTGTTAATGAACCTAAAATAGAACCACCCCATAATGATATACCCCAACCAAAAGCTCCTATTTGTTCAGCGGGTCCAACGTGATAGTATTGATAATATTTAACACTTCCAGATGTAGTAGCACCAGAACCTGTTTCATTACTATCCATTGTAATAGTTAATGTATCTGAACTAGGTACACTTGTTACCATATATTTTACATCATCAAAATCTGTTGCAGAATAATTAGAGTTAGTAGCTGTAGAAAAATCACTAAATAATATAATATCTCCAGCTACAAAATTATGTGGTGATGGAAATGTTATAGTAACTGTTGGAGATCCATTAGTTGTTGTAAAACAATTTGATATAGTTGTGCCTGATGGATTAACTAACGGGTGTATGTCGTAGTATACTCCTCCAGAATATATATATAAAATTCTATTGGTTCCTATAGCTGCAAATTTAGTAGATTCTTTATTAACAAAATGATGCAAACCTCTAGCTGCACCTGTAAGTTTTGATTCTCCTAATTGATTCCAACCACCTATTTTTTCAGGTGTACCATATCTAAAACGCACATTTTCGCCACCAGTCCATTGAGACTCAGCACCTGTAGATGTAACTTGTTTATTGAACCCTGGTAAGAATCCTAGTTTTTGTAACATATAACCTCATTATAATACTATTTACAAAATGATGGTAGACCTAACATAGGTCTGCCGTCAAATCTGTTTTTGTCAGCAAATGGGCCATTTACATGATTATAATGTAGAAATACTTGACCGCAAATGTTCCCGTCAAAAGGCTCTCGCCAATGTTCGAGTTCACATCCACTATATACTAGCATATCTCCTACTTCAAGCAAGACTTTCGTGCCTGCTGGAGCGTTTGGTTTTACAATATTTTGTCTTTCGTTAACAACATTATTTGCTCCTGTGCCATCTATAAATATAGGCCAAGGATCACCACCTAAATTAAGTGTTGTAGATATTTCACAACTAGGTCTATCTTTATGTCGGTGTAGACAATCACCTTTTTTATAAGCTCTTGCATAGGAATAAGTAGGACATAAGTCTAGGCCAGTGTGTTTTTTCATAACAGGCATCATTTTAACCATAAGAGTTTCCATAACAAAATCACTATAACAAGAATAAGTATTGGGTATTTGTTCATCGGTCCATGTTCCAAGTATAGGGGACTGTGAGTGCATGTTATTTTCATACATAAAATGTGCAGCATCTCTTTTAAGTAAAAAATAGTTAAGTATAAAATTAGCTATTTCATAAGATAATGCTTTTTTAATTACTTGATATTTATTATTTTGAAATGTCTGTTCCATCTTTGTGTTTAGTTTTGTATTTTTTTGTTGGGTTTACAAGTGTATCTACTTCTTCATTAGGTACTACTTCTATTTCATAATATTCTATACCTAATAAACATCCTGCAATAAATCTTCTCATTCCCATACATAATCTGTATTTGCCGTCTTTTTCAGTGCATATTAAAGGATTAATTATACCATTTTTTTCTATGTCTATTTTTAATTTTTTCCATTTTTCATTTCTTGTTTGAAGCATTCTACCTTCTTCTGTTTTTAAATGATCTTCTCTAAATACTATTTGATCTTTGTGTACTCTCATACAAACATACCTTTCTGTAAAAAATTAAATGACACTGATATTCTTATATCATTAGATTGATTAGGATCAACACAATGCATTAACCAAGATGGAAACATAATACATCTTCCAGTAATTGGTTCATAATGTGTTTCTCTATATAATCGTGGAGGCACTGGACCTTTTTTTTGATTTGGTCTAACCATTGCAGCTGATGATCGTGGATCATCTATTTTTAATTGTCCAGAATTTTTAGGAGCTTTTACATAATATACACCGGACCATAATGAATTAGGATGTTGATGAGCCCTATTCATACCACCTGGTGGATTTATATTAGCCCACATATTACCAAGATAAGGCTCACTATCTAAATACTCTTGT